ATGTCACCAGTTTACCAAGGAACGTAACATGTATCAATTAATATTTCTTGCAGTAGTATCATTAACTGCAATCAACGGATTACCATTCGTTTTTAACTAACACTCATAGCTGAGGAGCACAAGCTTAAATGACTCAATTTTTACTAAAGAATGCAGGCTTTATGCCTGTGTTTGAATTTTTATTTTTCCTAGCAGTAGGAATTACAGCAGGTTCAATCGGATTAATTTAATGGAAACATTTAAAATGACTTTGATGATACTAGGGACAGTTGCATCTTTTACAACTCTCTGGATGACTATGATGTATTACATGATGGATGAGTGATGACAGAAGAACAAGCACTCGTAAGAGAACAGGCAATTAAAATCCTGTATAAGAATTTTGGACAAGACGATACAATATACACATGTGCAGATGAGTGGTGCAAGAAGCAATCCACAACTGCTGGACTTGTCAGTTACTATAAGGCATACTATAATCAGTTAAAGGAATCCAATAAAGTAGCATGATACCTAATGTAAAATTCTTTTTGAAGGGTGATGGCGGACCGCTAATCAAAACTTCTAGAGATATATTTGATAATAAGAGAGTAGTTTTATTCTCACTACCTGGTGCATTTACTCCTATATGTTCTACTAAAATGCTTCCAGCATATGAAGATAACTATATGGAGTTTAGAGAACTAGGTATAGATGAAGTCTATTGTATTGCAGTTAATGACTGCTTTGTAATGGAAGCATGGAAGGAAGATCTTATCATTCAGAATGTAAAGATGCTTCCTGATGGTAATGGTGACTTTACTAAAGGTATGGGAATGTTGGTTGCTAAAACTAATCTAGGTTATGGCAATCGTTCATGGCGTTACGCTGCTGTTATCAATGGTGGTGAGATTGAATGGGAAGGTGTAGAACCTGGTCAAAGATCTAACACTGATAAAGATCCCTATGAAAATTCTAAACCTGAAAGGGTTCTTGAATATCTAAAAAAAGTTGCTAAATAGATTACGCTTTAAATAAAAATTATGAAGTTTAACGATATTGCTAATGCTATTAGCGTTATATCAGGAGTAACTCTCGCTGGTATTGTAGGTGTAGGAGTATACACTTATGCAAATAAAGATGCTATCATTGATGGTATTAAAGAAGCAGCAATTGAATCTGTAATGGGTAGTTTGGGTGATGGATTACCTGGTACAGGAGCTCTGGAATCTCTTCCTCTAGGAACTAATGATCTTCCTTCTCCTTCTCCACAAGCATCTATGCCTTCTGCACCTCAAGCACCTGTACAGTTTTAAGGTATTCTAAATAGGGCTTAGTTGTGCTAATCCCTATGGCAGAAGAAATTAAAAAGGAACAACCCAAAGAAGAAAAGAAAGGGTTGTTCCAAAAAGCAAAAGATGCTATACTACCTGATGCAGACGAACAAGCAGCAATCATTTCGACAGCAGTCAGATTGGGCGTGTTGGTTTGGAGTGGTGGTATATTGACTTTAAACTATGTGGCAATTCCAGGAGTGCCACAACAGAAGATAGATCCAACTTTTATAGCTTCGGTTTTTACTGGAGTTTTAGCTAGCTTTGGAATTCAGACAGCATCCAAGAAGGGTGATGGAACTATGAAAATGAATGGTGGTGCTAACGGTGCTAATGGTGGTAGTGGAACAGTTCAGACAATTAAGATTGAACAGATGCCATTAAAAATCATTGCTGCTGATATCCCTCCTACCCTTGATCCAAAGAAAGATAAAAAACCACCTACCGCATAAATATTACAGTATAAGGTTTGAATGATGACTAAGAAAAAAGAAGTAAGTATTTTAAACGAACCTACTTTAGCAAAACTTAGAGACATCGCTGCTAGAGTGTCTAAAAAGAAAGGAGTCTATGAAGACTGGGAATTAGCTTGGGCACAAAAGCAAGCAATTTACGATGAGAAATCTGCTAAACTTCTTAAAAAAGGAAAGAAGTTTATTGAGGCTAGAGACCAAGAAGATACTACGGAGATTTAAATTATGTCATGTAACGATCACGAAAAAATGAATCCTGTTGCACATGCTGTATATCATGTAAAAGAATGGGATAAGAAAATGGCAAAGAAGATTCAGGACAAGTTTAACTTGACTGATTATCAAATGCTTTGTCTTGCCTTTGCAAAAGGATTTATTATTGGAGCAATTATATTATGATGCAATTAATGATACTTGTTGCTATTCTTGCTGCTACAAGTTACGGATTAAAAATGGTAAGACACTTACCATAAGGTGTTTGCTTTTTTGTTATGAACATCAATAAAATATTAATCGTTGGTGGCGGTACATCTGGTTGGATGACCGCTGCTTCTATTTTCAAGACACTACCTAATGTTGAGGTATCTTTAGTAGAGTCTAAAAGTATTCCTACCATAGGAGTTGGTGAATCAACTCTTGGTCAGTTTAATATTTTTCTAGACATGTTAGGTCTTAGGGATGAAGACTGGATGGCAGAGTGTAATGCAACATATAAGAATGGTATTAGGTTTAATAATTTTAGTGATCTAGGTACGTCATATGATTATCCTTTTGGTGGTAGAGATCGTATTGATATAAAGAATAAGTGGGCAGCAGTAAGGGACTGTTATAACTTACCTATTAATGAATCATATAATGAATGGCATAACGATAATAGTTTATTGATGAAGTACAATCGTTGTACTAAGAATACTGATGGATTGTTAGATGCATTTGATTTTAGATATGATACCGCATATCATTTTGATGCAAAACTTTTTGCTGAGTTTTTAAAAAAGTTCTGTACTGGTGTGCAACATCATTATGATAATATTGTTGATGTTAACAAGGATGAGTATGGTTATATAACTTCTCTTGATGGAGAAGATGGTAACTATACTGCTGATCTTTTTATTGATTGCACTGGATTCCAGTCTCGTCTTTTAGAGAAAGAGATGGGATCTGAGTTCTTATCATATAAACCTTGGTTGGATAATGATAGAGCATTAGCAGCACATATACCATATAGAAATAGGTCTGAAGAGTTAGTTAACTATACTAAGTGTACTGCTATTGATAATGGGTGGGTTTGGAATACTCCACTGTGGGATAGTCTTGGTGTGGGTTATGTTTACTCTAGTGATTTTGTTGATGATGATACAGCAGAGATGGAATTGAAGAAGCATGTAGGTGTTGATGATATAGATTTTCGTAAGATAAACATAAAACATGGTATTCATAAGGAAGGGTGGGTTAAGAATGTAGTTGCAATAGGATTATCATATTCTTTTGTAGAACCTTTAGAATCTAGTTCTTTAGCATCAACACATGAATGTCTTCTTAGATTAATTAGAACTCTTAAAGATAGGAATTGTCGTGTTAATAGATTTGATATTGATCTCTATAATATAACATCTGCAAATGATATGGATTCTTGGAGAGACTTTGTTGCTATTCATTATACTGCATCATCAAGAGATGATACTCGATACTGGAGACATCAGACTCAAGAAAAGTCCTATGTCAATCTAGGTAGTGGTAAGTTTATAAAGCATCATGTAATCAATGATGGTATAACTTTTGATGATAAGTATCAAGGATTATCTCAAAACTTATATGGATATGCTGGTGGGTGGACATATGTTATGGCAGGTAATGGATATAAGATACCTGCACATAAACGTCAGCAAGATTACAATGCATATCAATCATATGGATTACCTTATAGTGAGGATGAGGTAGAACATTTGTATAATAATTGGAGACGTAGAGTTAAACATTTAACAACTCAAATAGAAAAGTTACCAACTCATGATATATTCTTGAGTCAACACATATATGCGTAAAAATACTCAATCTGTGCTATAAATAAATGTAGTATTGGGATTGAAAGATCATGCCCCTGACTAGACATTATACGGTTGGTTATCACGATAATCAAAATCATACAGTAGAAATTTGTGAGTATGCGATAGACGCATATCAAGCAATACAGAACGCAAAGGAGGATGTTCCAGGTTTATCGGATCATCCTCATTCTTGTGAATACTGCATTTTAGAATCATGAGTACTATAACAAAAAATAAACATGAGATCATGTGGTGGATGAGCAGATTAACTATCATGCTCACTTCACTCCTCCTATCATTTACATTAGCATCATCTGCTTGGGCTGCTGAGATACAGATGGGTAAAGATGGAATGTTAGTATTTGCACCATGCGAACTAACAATTGCTGTTGGAGATACAGTTACCTTTGTCAATAACGAACTGCCTCCACACAATGTTATGTTTACAGACCATAGCGAACTCTCACACAACGACTTAGCATTCTCACCTGGTGAAACTATTGAGGTTACCTTTGAGCAAGCAGGTGACTATGAATTCCAATGTGATCCTCATGCTGGTGCTGGTATGAAGGGTGTTATACATGTACAATAAAGTACTATTCTAAATTATATTAATTACATACATTAACATATGTTATCAACACAATATCGTTTAAGGTTAACCGCAATTTGTAAAGATATAGGTTCTGGAGTTGAAGTTAGTTTAGAAGATATGATATGGGCAGAGAAATTGGCAAAGTCAAATACATCTGCTAGAGGTATGTTAAACACTGCAAGAAGAATTAGTACAGACCCGACAGACTCTTTTCTGAATGAGTTGAATATTGGAGACCCCGATTCAACTCATCACCGTAGGGGTTTCGGAGATCCACAAGATGTGGTGGACTGGTTCCATAATGAAAGATCAGATGATTGGAGGCAACGTGACTGATATTAGTAATAAAGATTCAGAGCAAGACGTAAAGATTGCTGTCATTGATAGTACTCTAGAGAATGCTACTCGTAGAATGGAATTGATTCATAAGAGAATTGATAGGACAGACGAGAGAATAACAAAGTTGAATGAAGATGTAAGAGAGAGGATAAGGGCACTTGAGAAATGGGTATGGGGTGCAGGTGCTGTACTCACTGCCTTTATTGTTATAGGTGGTGTGGTTGGTGATTTAGATCTTCTTCCCGATAGGGAGGTAATTGAAAATGCATCCTAACGGTTACACAAAAGAAATGGTTAAGGAGATCTTAGGATCTTCTTGGCCAACTATGCCTGAAGATCATGAGACTGGTAATCAATTAAGAAGAAGAAAAGGACAAGAGATGAGAGCAGGATTACGACCATATCCTACATATCCTGCAAAGAAAACTGGTCCAAACTTTGATGAGAACGGAAAATATATTTACCCTGAAGGTAGTGGGTTTAATTATATGGATAGATTAGATCCTAATTCTGAATGGGGTGGTAAAGTATCGTGAGTGAAGTAGTTCACAGTGTAAATATTATGATAGCTATACTGTTAGTAGCAGTATGTGTTACAATATACTGGATATTTACTTACGATGAAAAGAATCCTAATCCCATTACTGTTGTTGAGCACACCAGTGCAAGCATGGCCGACAGCGGGAGAGATGATACAGAATATAAGGGAACACGAAGCACAGAAGACAAGAACTGACCCTGAAGACTCTATAAATAATGCACTAACTGAAATGGAGATTGACAATGGGAGCGATGACACCCCCAAGCAGGAAGAGTTGCTACAACTTCCGAGTGACAGAGATCAACCGAGTACTGGACGGAGATACGATAGATGTCACCATAGATCTTGGATTCGATTTATTCAAAAAAGAACGGGTAAGAATTGCAGGAGTTGATACTCCAGAGAAGAGGACTAGAAATCTAGAAGAGAAGGCATTAGGAATAGATGCTACTAACTGGTTAAAGAAAAAATTAGAAGATACTATTGCAGGTGAGGGTGATGAACTTACTGTTAGAACAGAACTTGTGGGTGGCACTGGGAAGTACGGTAGGCTTCTTGGTTGGCTCTATATTAACGAGGATACTGTTTCACTAAATGAGCAGATGATTACTGAAGGGTAT